CCCATAGTCCACTTTCTTCTTGTTCAAATAATTGAATCATTACCGCAGGATTTTCTGCACTTGCTTCCATATAATATTCTGTTCCTGGATTACCAAGAGCGCCTTCATACATAACATGTACGACCTGTCCTATGTGGGTATCTCCTTCTCCACCATGGGAGGTCATTGCAAAGTCGCCTTCTTTTAACATATTAATAGTATACCATATTAACCAGCAAGCCTATTGTGAGTTCTTATCCTATGGCAGTTAGCACAAACAACCTCACACTTTTCGATCTCTTTCTTTATAGCCTTCCATGAAAACCCATCATGGATCATTCTAGATATGTTATATTTCTTGTCTCTTATATGATCAAAGTCTAGGATTATATGGTTACCAACGCCACAGTCAACACAGCCAGAATCCTCTTTTATCTTAGCAAGCATCTTCTTATACTGCTGCTTATTATAATGGTCTAACTCTTTGTCAGTCATTGATATTATTATACCGCCAAATGTTAGGCCCCACACAGGCAATTCACCTGACTTGCGCCACGGTCTCTATCCAATGGGTAACTAATCCATCACTAAGGTCCTGTGTGGGACACTTCTATTATACTGCTACTTTGATCCTACTTCTGATATTCTTGCCTTAGAAAATTTTAGCATTGATCCAGAAATTGGAGAGTACCCCAAGTCTTTAGCCTTTTTCCCACAAACATTAATCATATAGTCAAAGAACTTTTTGACTATATCGTTTGCTTCGCTCTTTTGCTTAGATGCTATTCCATACGTAAATGTAGATATATTGTATGCAAACTTATTAGGATTGTTATAGTTAACTTTAACTACACCATTAGGCTCTGGAGTAAAATCTTTTAAGAATACAGATGCTGCACCAACCGTTGGCTGTATATATACACCAGCCTTGTTTTGTATAGATGCTGTCTTAAGTCCTCTAGAATAAGATATTTCATTGTAACCAATAGAACCGTTTGTTTGCGTTAAAACCATGGCAATGCCATGAGAACCAGATGCGCTCATCATATATGGGTTATTGCTTATTGATCCAGGGAATGAAGATGAAAAGTTTTTATTTCCTTGCTTTGACCAAACAAGTGGCTCAACTGAGTTTAAATAAGATGTAAAAACTTCTGATGTTCCAGAGCCATCGACTCTATACGCAACTCTAATTGCAGTCGCAGGAATTTTAGGAGTTTTTCCTCCAATCATGTTTTCTTTTAAAATTTGAGGGTCATTCCACTTTATTATTTCTCCAGCAAAAATTTTTGCTAATGTGTTTGTGCTCATCTTGATTGTTGTTGGATACTTATCTAAACGATAAATTATTCCAATAGGTCCTGCAACTATTGGAACATAAACAAATTCTTTAGATGGCTTTGGCTCCGTTGCTGAGTATGGTACATCAGACATTGCAAAATCTGTAATGCCGTTAGTAAACATATTTTTCCCAGCCCCTGAACCAGAGGGGCTGTATACAATTGAGTCTCCAGTAGTCTTAGCAAAATCAACCCTACATCTGTCTATAAAGTTAGCAGCAAATGTAGATCCAGCACCATTAAGGTTGTAGGCGTACGAGTTAGTAATAAAAAAAGCATTAGCAAGTATGGCTAATGCTAGTGGTAAAGCAATGAATTTAAATTTCATACTATTAGTATATAGCACATCATCATAAAGTTTTGTTATAATTGGTAAACTAAGAATTAAATTTAGATGAATAGTGAGCAGTTTATAGACGACTGCTCAGGTCTATCAGCCACGAAGATTCGACTCCTGCCAACTCTCCCCTCATAGGAGCATCCGTTGTAAAACCTTTTAAAGTCTTAGAGCGGAATGTTATCCATTATACTATTGAATTTCAATAGTTTTTGGAAGTTTGTCTTCTGGGATCTGCTTTTCAAGTCTGATATCTAAGATACCGTCCTTGAATTCAGCCCCAACAACTTCAACAAACTCAGGAAGGGTGAAGATATCAGTAAACTTACGGGCTGCGATGCCCTTGTGTAGATACTCTGCTCCCTCTGGCAACTCAGCATCCTTTTTCTCTCCCTTAATTGTAAGTTTGCGATTGTCAAGCGACACCGAGACATCATCCTTAGAAAATCCAGCCAAAGCAAATGAAAGAATAAACTCTTTATCATTTAGTTTAATCTGGTTATAAGGTGGATAGTTTGTTGTTGTTGTTACCTTCTGAAAATTTGAGAAGGTGTTAAAGAATGGATCATTAAAAAGATCCAGTGCTGTTTTTACCATGTTATTCCCCTTTCAAGCGAATAAGTTAATTTACCCCCCATTTGGGCAGGCATAAATATTATAGCATATTATATATAGACTCTGCAACATGGATTTGTTGATGAAATCCCCAATGGCCAGGTGGCCAATAGTTATAGTCTGCTGCGTTATCAAAAAACTCATTATCAGAAAACTCTAAATGACACCCAATCTTTTTTGGTATTTTGCTATTTAAGTAAGGGCTCTCAAAATATGTATCAGTAAAATCTTTAAAAGAATATGGGGCTAAATGGGAATCGTTATAATATGTCCATAATAATTTTATGTTATTAGATTCGCAATACTGAATAAAAATTTTTAAAAATAAAATATTATAAAAAATTCCAAATTCTTCAGGCAAAACATTTTCTGCCATATGGGGTTCTTTAGAAAACTTTTCAATTAATTTGTTTGAAAGCATTGCCTTTCCTATATTTTCTCTAGACTCTGGGTCATTATCTTTCTTATCATTCTTTACTGTAAAATTTATTAACGGAACCTCGATCCTTGTTATTGGGAATACTGCAAAAATATATTCAGGATGGTGAAATTCTTTGAAAAACTGAAATGCTTTAATTATTTGTGCCTGCATTCCTTCTCCACCTTTTGCTAAATTAACATAATCTTTATTCATTTTTCCTGATATTAGGTAAGGCCATGTTAGTTCTATAGGCATGCCATGTCCCTCTGTGTGAGAACATCCCAAAGTTAAAATTTTTTGATTGTTAAACTCATCACATCTATATCCTTGGGAGTTTAGTTTATACTTAATTTTAACAGAGTCTGCCTCCAGTCTAGGGATAGCATTACCGCTCATTTCTTTTAAAGATCTATTTACAAAAACATTTGGGATTGTTTTTGGTATATATTTTTTATTAATCATTAGACTATCTTATCACTAAACTTTTATAAGTTTTTTGCCATTGCTCTATATCGTCTTCATCGTTGAGTAAAGGCTGCCCTTTTATATTTAAACTAGTATTAAGAAGTATTGGAACTCCAGTTTGCAAGTAAAACTTATTTAAAACTCTGTATAGGCCTGAATGCTGATCTTTTGTAACTGTTTGAACTCTTGATGTTCCATCTGCATGGACTACAGAAGGAATCTTTTCAGGCTGCAGGCACTTTACTGTATATTGCATATAAGGGCTTTCAAAGTCCATGGCAAACCATTTAGAGGCATGCTCTGCCATAACTACTGGAGCAAATGGTCTAAAGAGTTCTCTCTGCTTAATTAGATTAACCTTATCTTTAATGTTTGGATCTCTTGGATCTGCAAGTATGCTTCTATTTCCTAATGCTCTTGGACCATACTCTGCTCTGCCTGATGCTACTGCTACGACTCCGTCTTTTAATATACCGTCGACAATTTGCTGAATCGGATATGTTCCACCTAAGTCATAACCAAGATATGGGTCTTTCCATTCAATATGCTTTCCATACAGCGCTGCTGCTGCACCCAAAGAACTTCCAGCGTCACCAGGGTTTGGCATAATCCAAATCATATCAAAAATTTTCCAAAGAAGTGTGTTTGCTGAAGAGTTAAGGGCACAGCCACCCATGAAAACCAAATTCTTTTTACCAGTAAGAGATTGTGCCATACGCATGAAGTCGTTGAGCCTTTGCTCATAAACAAACTGTACTGCTGCTGCAATATCAAATTTATCTTCTTCTGAAACCCAGCCCCAATCTGTAATGCCTTTATGAAAATTATATTTTTGATTATCGTATGAAGGGAAATACTCATCAACTTTACTATAGTATTTTGTCCAATCACCATAAGCAGCCATGCCCATCATAATATATTCTTCTTGGTTTGGCATAAGGCCTATTAGTTGTGTAAAGGCTGAATAGAATAATCCAAAACTAATAGGATAATTTTGCTTATACTTTAGTTTAATCTTTTCACCCTCGCCAACCCAAATTGTGGAGGTATTGTATTCACCCATAGCATCTAAAACAACAATTACAGCATTATTAAATGAACTTGTATAGTACCCTGCTGCAGCGTGAGAGTAGTGATGTCTAAAAGATTTTTTAGGTATTCCTGGAATATTAAACTGTGGCTTCCAGTCTCCAGAACCACCCCTTAAAGCCAATCTAGAGGCCTTTAGCAGTGGCTTTTCATAGTATGCTATGTGATCTGGTGTGCCGTGCTGCAAAGCATCATTGATTAATTTATCATTCACATACCAATCATTTTTTTCTTTACTATATCTTTCAGCATGACCTGCAAAAAGTATATCTCCATCTTTAATTAAAGATACAGATGCATCATGAGATGTTTCATTAATTCCAAGGATTATCATTATCTAATTCCTTTTTAAACTGTTCTGCAATATGTATATGTTGATGAATACCCATATGCTCTTTGTCTTGTCCTGTGTTCCAAACTGCTTTTATTTTGTTTGCTTCAATATCTTTATGACAAGCAAGATTTTCAAATGTGAGTTTGTCAAGACTAAAGTCTTTGGGCTGTGAGTAATTTGAGTATTCAGAAAAACTTTCCTTTAGCATTGTTAAAAATGCATTTGTCTCGTGATGCCAAGAACTATATTTAAAATAAATATTATTTTGTTTACAATATTCGTTTAGTAATAAAATTGACTGAAGATTTTTGTAAAGAGCATGAGTAAATGGAATAACGTCTAAAGGGCTATGTGGAAGAGAACTAAACTTATGAACTTTTTCGTCATCAGATGGTCTTAAAAACCAGTGTTGTATGAGTTCATGCTTATTTAGTGGAGTTGGCATCTTTATCTTATTACTGTCTACCCCCTCCATTCTTCCTAAATCTGGATATAACACTAGCAAAACTTTTGGATTTCCATTTTTTTGAAAGTGATGCATCAATCCCTTCAGTATTGACTCGGCGCCCCAGCCACCCATGCCCAAGTTTAAAGCCTCTTTACCATAAGAATCTGCAATTTGAAAACCCCATATATCTTTGTAGGATCCACCTTTAACTTCTGGCTCCGTTATGTGATCTCCATGTGTTTGAGAACATCCTGAAAAAACAAAGTCGTAGTGCTTATTAAAGTTTTGGTCCATAGGTCTGTATCGATAATTTTCAAGTTGTTGATCAAGAGTAAAGAAACTTAAAGCCTTAGATTGAGTAACTGAATGAGAATCAAGAATGCTTTTTAACTCTTCTAAGAATAGGAGCATTTCTTCATTGTTGTATTTATTTTTTACTCTATTATCTTTAGCGTCGACTGTAATACCTTGAAAAAACCTAGTTATAAAATCAAAAAATCTTCTATTTATTTCGTTCAATATATAAACCTGTCATCTTTCTTTTTAAAGATTTTTTTTATTTTATAATAAACCTTATACATTAAGTATTTTAGTATCATTTTTCTCCTATGGTTAATTATATCATAAGAAAAGACGGCTGCCAAAAGACAACCGTCAAATCTTATTTGTATTTATTATTACAATACTTTATGGCTTGTTCCGCCTCCGCCACCCTTGCGAGTTGACTTCTTTGCAGGAGCCTTTTTAGCGGCTTTCTTTACTACCTTTGCAGTCTTAACTGCAACATCTACATCTTCTGCAGATGGCATCTTGCCAAATGCAGGATCGTTAGGGTTGGCTGCTCTCAATGCTACGGGGATTAGTGCTCCAAGTAGTGAGTATGCTAGTGTCTGTGGATCTGTAACACCTGAAGCATACATTGCTGTTGCTGCTCCAAGTACTGATCTTCCGTATGACGCTAGTGCGTTTTTAATTTGTTTATTCATTATTTTCCTCCTAGGAATTTTTTACTTGACTATAGTGTAAATCACACAGATCAACAATTCTGCTTTCAGAACTTGCCCAAATCTGTGTACTTTCATCCTCACACAACTCTTCTTCGCATATAAACATGTTGAGATTTTTGCTGTTTTTAAGGACTATCATTATCCTATTCTATCATAGTCTTCTGGTAGCAGTTTCTTTAGTTCTTTATATGCCCCAGAAATCTTCTTCATTGAGTGGTAATGGGGGAAGGCTGAGCCGACTATCCCGTACTCATCAAAATATGCTATCTCAGGCTCAATATCATTGATAAACTTATTTAATGATGCCTGAACATCTTCTATATATTGATAAGCCCAGTCTCTAGAATCTGAAACAAATTTTAAAAAATCCTCATTGGCTTTTTCTTTATCTGTTTTATTTTCTTTGTGCTCTATTTCTTTGTGCAGTAAAAGTTTTATTGTGTTAGCAACAATGTACTTATTTGCTTTTTTTTGCTTCAAATAAAGGTATAAAAACAATGAAACAGAAATAGATAATATAAAAATTAAAACTAATTCAATCATAACTCTTTACCACCTTCTCTGACCAAAAGAACTATTGCTCCATTGTCTTCTAAAGCCTTTTTAACACGAATCATATACTCTACAGCCTGTCTTTTAAGATCAACCGTTTCTAAAGACATAAAAACTTTTTCTTTTGCTTTAACTGTAATAAAACTATCGTTGTCTACTATTTCTAAAGAAAACCCTTTGGGACATTCTAAAGATCTAAAGGCCCTTCTCATTGCATCTGTATACATATTACTCCATTGTCAGGGATTGCCATGTCGTTCCCCAATCAGTCTTTGTTTTATGGCTAGAAAATTCTTTTGATATTTCTCCGTTTTCTAAGTATACTCCTCCCCAAACTCCCCACTCTTTTCCTGAAATACCAACAGAAAAACATTCTTTTCTTACTAAACAAGAACCACAAAGAGCATCTATTGCTGGTCTTAACAGTTCATCATCTTCGTATTTTTCAAAAAATAAATTTGTATCATAATCTAAACATGATGCATCATCTTTCCACTCATGTCTATTCATTTATATCACATACTTATCAGGGAGTTCCCATCCTTGACTTGAAGGAATAAATTCTTTTTTCATTTGCCATTTATTATTTTTATAAACACCAAACTTTGAGTAGTAGGCTTTCTCTGATGGAAAAGTCTCAACTACTGTCCAGCCATCCCAGGATAGTTGCTTATTCTTATCAACTATAGACTCCATGACGCTTAAAGAGTTAACTATTTTCATTGTGTTCCGTTCTGTTTGTGTGCATTAGCACAGTCTATGCATACTTAATTCTAACACTAAACTATTGGTTTGTCAATATTTGTTTAGAATGTGTACACGTTTGTGTTGATGTTATTAAGTTTTGATATATTAATAATTTTAGAAACTGGCTCTTTTGGATTAGATAAAAATGCAATATGATTAAAGTCTTTTATGTTTTCTTCCATCCACTGAGGAGTAACTTTTATAAACTTTATAGACTTTCCTCTTAACTTCATGCCTTTTTCGGACAAGTTGCAGAACTCCATAGCCATCATATTGATGTTGTTAGGCCCAGCCGAATATAGATGAAATACTGAATCGTCTTCTGTTAGTTCAGAAAGCGCAACAGCCATCGATCTTAGAAAGATGTTGTAGTTATTGAAACTACTAGTCCCCTGAACTCCTACTATCATTATCAATTCCTTCTCTTAGTTTATCCATTATAAAAAGCATCTGTTCTAATTGTACCTTATCCATACTTATGGTGTCAACTTCTTGAATCATGTCATTATCTATATGCTCATCTATCATTGGTGCTGTGTAAAAAATGTTGTCTTTAACCCAATAAGCATTTTGATCAACAATAATTACCTTAATATTCATTTTGTCGTGATATTTTCTTGACTGTGTTTTAATTTTAAGATTTTTCCCATATTGTTTATTTTGAATATATCGATGAAGGATCATTGATTGGCTAACAATAAAAGTTTCTTCATTATTCTTAGGCCTATTATAAATAGTATAGGCAAACAAAAACAATAAGACGGCTAGAGTTACGCCTACTGCACCAAAAATGTTATTCATAATCCCTCCAGACAATCATTGTATCACTTTTTATCAGAAAGAACTTTTCTAATTTCTTCAAAAACTAACCTTTTATTTTTTTCTAATAGGTTAACCGCTTGTGTGTCAAGTGCTTTTGGGCCCAGGTTTATTATTGGGTTTGAAGATGTTATGTCCATATCAATAAACCCATGACTCCAAAGATACATCATCTCATTATAAAAATGCAAAGAAACATCTTTATGAAGTTCTGGGTTTACCTTAGCAAGTTTGTCTGTAAAATTATACAAAAACTCTCCAGTTTCTTCGTCTATTCCTACTGGCTCAAGGGCTCCAGAGAGTATAAGCCTTTCTATCTCTTCGTCTTCGTAACTCACACTCGAACCTTCCAAGTCATCCTTGTTGGGCCCTGATCAATTAACTGAAACATATGGTTTTCATATTGATCTTTTAGTTGTTCATAGATTTCTGGACTTACTTCCTTCATCTTATCTGTGATGCTATACATCATTTCACCAGTTGCATCATCAATACCCTGGAACTCTACGGCACCCTGAAGCATTAAATGTTCTAGCATTGCCTCTTCTTGAAGCCCCATACTATTTGCCAGACTTCTTTCTAGCCTTTGCTAAAGCATCAAAGTCTTTTACTTTGGTATCCCCCATATATCCCCAGGCATAGCCATCATTAATCATCATGTCGTTAAGCGACACTGTGTCTCCATTAATATATACCCAGCCTAAAATGCGACCATACTTCTCAGATGAATCCATTTTCTCAGTCTTAATTACAACGGACTTAGCGTCTTTTAGAGCCTTCTTTAGGTACTCCTTTGACTCAAGACCAAGGGCCTTCTCTTTAAGATCCTTGGTACGAGACTCAGGCGTATCAATGCCTGCCAATCTCACACGGGATTGAAACAAAATATCAAACCCTAAATCAATAAGAACGTCAATGGTATCTCCATCTACTACGTTTTCTACTTTTCTTACATAGTACTCATACATTTGTAGCCTCCTTGTTTTTTACAAAATTATAAACCTCTAAGTCTATACTGTTTAGTTCTAAAACTCTATCTTTTTCCCCTTGTGTTAATAGGTCTGCAAAGTACTTAGAAGAAACTTTTTCTTCATTTAACTCAGAAGGACCAACATTAACCTTGGTATCAAGATCAAAATTTATTTCAATACCGTGGTTTGATAAGAACCAATCCTTAATTTTACCACAGAATAGGTCAATATTGTCTAAGGTATTTACTATTTTAAAGTTATTTATGTTTTTTATTGCGTTAGACAAAGATGTTTTTTCATTTCCAACAAACCAGTCAAACCCGCTACCATCATAATATTTTTGCATCATTTCTGATCTATACTTTGTGTAAAATGATCCTGCATCCCAAGACCTTGGGTCTGCAGAGTTACAAATAAACCTACTCTGGTAGTTATTATGAATAAGAAAGTTTTGATCTTCAAACAGATAGTACAAAAACTTTTCTTTTGAGGTTTTTTTGTTTATATACTCAGGCCTATCGCTTAAGTATCTTGGGTAGATAAAATTAAAATAACTAGATCGTGCTGAAATTGGATCTCTGACTATGGTGGCAACATCAATATCATTCATTAGTTCTATTGGATAAGTACCAGCATGTGCTGATATATATATTTTTGACTTTAAAAATTCATTACTGTTAGGAAAATGTGTACTAATATAATACAAAAGTTGATTGCTTATACTATTTTTTATATTATGGGAAATAAATTTACCAGCAGTTTTGGGTATATGTAAAAAATATAATTGCTTCATTATTTTCTTCCCCATTGTATATAATTCCATCCACGCTCATGGAAGTAATAAAGAATTGTTTTTGTGACTACCTCAAAACTTGCAATTGCCCCTGCCGTGATTGGTTCTTTAGTTATAAACCAAGCAATGACAAAGGTGTCTGCTGTTCCAATTATACGCCAAGTAATGGCCTTCAGTGCTGATCTTTGTTTGCTTACATTCATGCTGGCCACTCCATATCATTTGGCTTAGTGATAAAGTCCCAAATTTTAGATACCCATTTCTTTACGCTTTTCAGTAGCCGAGATAGCATGAATCGTTGCTCCTAAATCTACTTGTTCAATCTTGTATCCTACATCACGACCATATACAATGTTGGTGATGTTGGGTAGTCTTAATACTAATGCACCATCCATAAATTCATCTTTAGCAATGTAACCCTTTACCTGATCAAAAGTAAGTGGGTCTTTCTCGCTTGTGTTGTATGTATTACGGACTCCAAGTAGTACCTGCTCTGTTCTCTTCCCTGCCTCCTTGTAAAGGGCATGATGGCCTTCGTGCCAAGGCTGATATCTACCCAGCATAAGAGTAGTAGGTGCTGACCAATCATGAAGATTAAACTTATCAATGATTCGAGATGCCTTTGCTTCTGCATCAAGGTTATGGCTAATAAAAGCAACATCAGCATTGTCTGGGCGTTCAAACATTTTATTGGTATCTTCAAATCTGCCCTCAGCGAGTGTATCCATAAACACCAAAATGTCTGGCTTACCAAATGCTGCACGAGTTAGACCTGTAGGGCATACAAAGTCAACAACTACTGGAGCAACGCCCTGCTTGGCAATTAGACGAGCCATCTCTCCCATGCGACGTGCCTGTTCAATTCTGTCTTCAACAGTAAACCCTAAATCTGAGTTAACTGTTGCACGAACCTCATCTGCATTAAGATGAATAGCATTAATTCGTTCCTTCAGTGCCTTTGCTAGTTCTGTTTTACCAGAACCTGGAAGGCCAATAATCTGAATAATCATTTTTTCCCTATTTCTTTATTTGGCATAATGTCTATAAGAAGATGGATTCTGTCAATATCACTATAGTTTTCTACTGAATGAAACCTTGTATTGTTAATTTCCCAACACTCTCCAACTGACATATTTATCTTATCTGAACCAACACTAAACCATGTGTTATCTGAAGTAATTATCGGAATGTGGTGTCTTCTTGAGGCAACTAAATAATCTCCACTATCTTGGTGGCTTGGAATTATTTGTCCTGCTTTAAGTTTAATTAAAAGAACATTTCCCCTAACCCCATCATGCTTTTTTTCTAAATCTAAAATAATTGGATCTATCATTGAGAAAAGTTTATTATCATTAGTTTTATTTTCAACAATAAAAGGATCTAAACTATTCCATTTTAGATCAGCCTTATATATAAAATATGAATTAGTATCTTTGTGAGCCTTAAACATTTCTTGTCTTGATGTATCAATAAACCATTCTTCGATAAAATTACTTATATAGTTTTTGATTTTTTCTACATCATATTTGCCAAGATTTTTAAAATTAAAGTCTTCAGACACCTTGCTCATTTTAACTATCCAACCAATTTTTGACGCTCATCAAGAACTGTGATAGCAAACTTCATCATTTTGTCATATCCTACAGCATTGTCCATAATTTTATTGTAGTGGTGACCGCAGAACAATAAATCTCCATTTAATCCAGTTACCTGAACAAGGGCTTCTGCGTTGCACCGATCACATCTATCCAAAGGTGACAACTTCCACTCTGGCTTAATATCATCTTTAATCATTGTAAACATATTATACTACCGCTTTCTGTTATCAGTGGAATAAAATCCACTACCGTTGAATACTGCTCCTACATTAGAGTATACACGAACCAGTGGTAAATTGCAAGTTTCACAATAATACCCTGGATCGTTGTCTTTGATTGATCTTTCTTTTGTATACCGTTGACCGCAAGGCATGCAGTCGTATTCGTACAATGCCATCTACTTAGACTTTTTCTTTTCTTTTACAGTCCAGATAGGTGCATTAAGTTTGTCTCCGCCCCACTCATATCCAAGTAACTTTACTACCGCTCTAATTATTTTAATACGCATTACTTAATCTTCTTTCCGAACTTTGCCCAGACTCTCTCATGCAAGAAATATCCAAGGGCTTCCCAGCCAATATATCCAAGTGCACCAACTGTTGCGTACTCATACTCAACCTCACCAGTCATGGCATATGTAACTATCGCAATAATTCCAGCGACACCAACAAGGTGAAATGTTTCCCAACTTAATGTTTTAAGCAGTGTTCTTTTGGTTGATTCCATTATAGTGCCACATGACCTTTTCCTCCGCCACCTGCAGACTTCTTTACTGCTGGCTTTGCAGACTTCTTTGCAGCATCTGCTGATGTTGACTTAACAGGTGTTGCTGCCAATTTGTTTAACAGTGGAGCATTTTCTTCACCAGCATAAACTGGACGACCCCAACCAACAACGGCGTTAACTAACTTCTTCTTATTGTTCTTAACGTATGCACGAGTTTTCTCGACACACATTCCACCATTGCGCTGGTCTCCCTTTGCAGTACCTGAAGTGTTTCCTTCGATAACCTGAATAGTTCCATCTCCATTGTTCTTGATACATAGACCAACATGAGAAATACGATTTACACCATCATCTGGGAAATCAAAATATATCCAGTCTCCTGCTTGTGGATCGTCATTGCGAGCATCTGACCAACGCTCAGCCTTCTTAAACCAATCTGCTGCTGCTACTGTTGATGCAGTCTTAGGGAATGATTTTACTCCCGCAGTAAATGCTGCCCAAGAAACAAACGATTGGCACCATGGCTGGAAGTTAACCTTGATCCATGCACCGTACTTTGTTTCGTTATCCTTTGGGCCTTCGATTGTGCCCACTTCTTTTTTTGCAACCTCAATGATTGCTTCTAGACTACCTTTTGCTGCCATTTTATTTCCTCCTTGTTATGACAATCTTATTATATCACGATAGACAAACCTGATTACAGGGTTTCCCACTTAAAATGTTTTCTATATTTTTCTAAATCAACAACATTTGGATCTACCCACCAGTCTTCGTGGTACTCTCTTACTACCAGCGAGTATCCTAATGAATCTAAAATCTCTCTTTGAGTATCTCTCATTGCAATATTTCTCCAGTACATATTTGCGTCGTGCTCAAATGTTATTA